GAAATTAAAATCATAAGGATCATTAAATGTTGTTGGTTTACTACCCCAAACCTCATCACTTATTAGTTGTGCAATAGTTTTATCAAAAATTCTCCTGTATCTGAACACCGACTTTACATTATCTTTCATTTTTAACATCTTCTTTTCTTTTTTCTTTATTTTGCTTTCTCTTATTAATCCAATCTACAATCTCTTTCTCTCTTAATTTTAATCTATTACGAATTTCAAAAATAGTAAGAGTATCTGTATCATTATCCAAAACAAGAAATTCTTCATCTTTTTGGTATATACTTAATCTATTATTAGTATTCAACAATTCCAATCCTACAACTTCGTTGTGGCCTTCTGCTTTGGTTTCTTTATTTATCATGCTACCTTCAGTCATCCAAATTCGATAATCTATTGAATAATAAATAGCAATAAATGATACAACATAGAACGAGTATAAAATAATTTCATTTTCAAGAGGCAATGCTCTTCCTATACTATTCATAATAAGAAGAGATAATGCCTCATTTCCGTTAAAGACTAATAGACCAAAAATGAAACCATAGATTCCTATTACAAAACCAAAGCCCAGAATGTAGATTCCTAATAGAACTGGGAAAAAGACTATCATCACAATCCAATAAAATATTTTCCCGGATAGTCTATATTTAGTCGTTGTAGCTGATATTTTCAAGAAGTATTGTTTTATGTTATTCCACATTTCAATGAACATTTTAAACAGAGCTTGAAAGAATTTCCTAAAAAAGAAAAGGACTGCTCTAATACCTAAACTATCAAATATCAAGAAAAATAATCCTGTAAGAAAGTAAACCCAAAAAAATCTTAAAGGAACTTGATCTGGAAACTGTGTTAATAAAACCAAACCACAAACAACAATAATAGTTTTAATAATAGACCAAAAATGGATTGCAATATAATTTATGAAATCCTTTTTTTGTCTTATGAGAATTCTTTCTGCAATTGACATTTTTCTAACGTTGTATATTTCATTAAATATATTGAATGCTCCGCTGAAATCTATTTTCAAAACAACACCTCCTCACTATGTGATACTTTTAATAATCTCGTGTACTTCCTCTTTTATGATAGTCGGAATAAAGCTTTTAACATTGTAAATCTTCTTCATTTGAAAATGTGCAAACGCAATTGCATCTATTTCAATTTTTTGTCTAAGATATTCCTCTTCAGGGATATCTTTTTTGGTAGGTGAATTATAACTGTTCATTTCCTCTTTCCAAATCTGAATGGTTTTTGAATCTATATTACAATCGCCTTGATACTCTCCTTGAATCAACTTCCATTGAAAAGCATGTCTAGTTTCGTGAAAGCATGTGACTTGAATTTCCATTGGATTTGCATGCTCTATCCATTCCTCATTAAACGCTATGATATATCTTTCTTTTAAAAAAATAGAATTAATACCCTTTTTAGTTAAATCTTTATTATAAAAAAACTGCACGTCAGGAGTTTCTATACCTAGAATGCGTGCAGCTAAAGTCGTACCATTGATCGCAACTTCGTAGTTATCCATGTTGTGTTCCCCCTAGATATCCTCTTAAGTAAAATTATATCACATTTTCTTAATTATAAAAATACAAAAAAAGCCACACCATTTTATAGGTGTGGCCATGTTTGTGAATCGGATTCATTATTCGTTTTTTGTATTAATAAATGTTACTTTATCTCCAACTATCCTTAAGATACTGTTATCGATATTGAGTGATGCTTTAACTCCTATTGTAGAACCTTCGGTAAGGTACTCTAGAACGCTTTCCATCAAACCATCTGTTAGGGTTACTGGGATCAAATCAGAATCCATTTCATTTGGTCTTTTGATATCAATAGAAACAATACCTGCTAGTTTATCGAGTTTATTCACTCTTCCTACTAGTATAACTTGGTTTAACATACTTTTCCTCCTTGGTTTGGTTATGACACATATTACCTAAATAAGGCTACTATAGCAAGTATTACTATCCTTTACTATTCAATTTATCTGCGATAATTTTCTCAGCTTCAGATAGCGTTGATTTTCCATGCATTTTATTACTGAAAGATATGTATTCATCAATAATAGATTCAATTTTGCTTTGGTTATCTTCAACAAACCCAATTGCTTTTTCTGTTGATCCAGTTAGATTTGATACCCATTCACTAAGTCGTTGAATGACAGCTTGTTTCTTCTCATCTCCAGCTAGAAATATCTCACCCTTCTGTTTTGCAATCTGATTTTTTTCCTCAACAATCATAATGAATTCTTTGATTGTCTTCTGCACCGTTTCATCAAACACGATACCAGTTGCTTTTGTCACTAAATCAGCGACTATTTCAGAAGAGTTCTTAATATCTTCTTTAACTTCTTTAATAACCGTTGATAGATTCCCACTTTCTTTAAACTTCGATGTGAAGTAAAGAATAAGCATTAATACATTAGTTACGATTAATATTGTTTCAAGTGTTGTCATTTGGTTTTCCTCCTATATGGTTATAAATATTTACTTGAGAATCTTCTAATCTTGATACTCGATGTTCAAGAACATTAACATCCTTTTTTAAGGACTTAATATCTTGTCCATGCATTTCTAGAAGATTTAGCATCTTAACATTTTGTTTTTCGATTCTTTGTAGATTTACGATGATTTCATCATTTTTTGTTTTATTCTTTTTTTCTTGCTGACTGAATTGTTTAATAGTCGTCAAAATCACCACAACCATTGTCACAACCCAATATATTAGATTTTGCATACGGAACACCTCTGTAATACTATCCCAGTCCACTTTGTATCATCTCATTTCGGTAATTTTCTAGATAGTCTAGTTGAGATTTAATTTCCTCTACATAATTTTGTGCAATTTCATTATCCCAATTATTCTTGAAATCCATCATTTTTGTAAACCATGGTTCTTCGACAACTAACTCATACCTACCTGTTTTCTCATAATGGTCCACCATTCCTCTAATCCTAAAAACGTGATAGTGTGATTTGAAGTTTGTGTTCACTTCAAACCGCATACGACCGTATTCGAGTTCAGCTGCTATATGATTAATCATAAACTCTTTATCGTCGTAAATTAATAGTTGGTCTAACGTTTCCTGGAATGATGGATTAATATAAATTAACGTTCTATCAATACTCATAACATTATCTGCTGCAGCTCTATGATAAGCGATAATCGATTCATCGAATGTTTGCCTTTGGATAAACCTATCTTTTGCGAAAACAAATAAATCATATTCCCCTAGTGTGAGATGTAAATTACCTCTAAATCCCTCTAAAACAACTGTGACATCTTTATCACTTAATTCACTATCTAATCCATAAGCAATTGAACCACCATAATAGATTAGGAGTATCTCCGTATTCGGAAATACTCCTTCAATCATTTTATATAGGTCACTCATTTGGTACCTCCTCTACCACTTCAGGTAAAGGTGGTTCAACCACATCGTAATCATCTACTGCATCCTCAAATCCAATGACATTTTGCTTAAGCCAATTATATCCTTCAACAATTGGATTCACATCTAAAAATTGACTAAAATCAGAGAATGGAATAGCGATATCTATTTCTTCAATCGGATCCTTTTGATTAGTTCGTGCTTCTTTGGATAAATAGGAAGCGACACATACTGTAATCCTTTTACTGGTGTAACTAATGTTAAATGCTGTGATTCTATGATAAGATGCACCTACTCCAAATTTTGTATTTAGATCTTTAATAATTGCCATAATAATTCCTACTTTCTTCTCATTCTATAGATTGTCACTGAAATACTATCCGGTGAACCTATAGACATTCCTGGATTAATATATAATGCTCCAAGGTCACCATATGCTGTGTGAACAAAATCTACCATTTTTATAGTGCCATCTCCTTGGCCAGATAGTGTTGTCATACTTTTTCCATATGCAACCCAAACTTGAGTATCCACATAACTCGCTTTAAACGTAGGTGATATTTCAAAATCAATCACCTTTGTAATTCCACTCGTAATGGTAGGCCCTGCTACATAACTATCCTCAATATATTTCGCAGTTGTATTCGTAGTAGATCGTTTATCATGAACTGTATCTTCCGTATTCAAGTGATGATTAATAAAAGAACCGTACAGACTTGATTGTGACGAAGTTCTATAGTAAATGTATGTGTCCGAAGTATCGACTGAGGTTCCTTGAGTAGATGCGATCACATGAACTTTATAGATGTAATTAGGATCAAACGAATATGTCAAACTATGATAATAAGAATATCCTTGATAGAAATATACTTTTTCCAATTCTCCACCTATTTTAATAATAGATGAAAGTCCACGTGCATATAAAGCTTCATTACTATAGTCAAACGCTAGTTCACCAACATAGGATAGATTTGATGTAGTTGGTGTGGTTGTTCCTCGCTTAACTCTAATGATAGCCATTAATACGTACCACCATCAATAATAGATGATGGCTGTAACACTTTGCTTGTATCAATCCCTAGTTTGTATGTGATTTTGGTTGGCGTATAGTTCGTATCTACAACTGGATAATATATTAATCCATCAACAATTACTGAGTTTGCATAGTCTGTTTCAGAACTTGCCAAATCAATACCAGTTGTATCAATAATTTCAGCCATCTTTACATTATCAAGGATAGTTCTTTGTTCCGCAGTTAAATGTAGATTTGAAGCAACATGCGTATTATATGTAGTTAATGCAACACCACCAAGTCCTGAAAGCGAAATTGTCACTGCACCAGTAGATCCATTTACACTGGTTACTGCATCAGTTGGTGTTAAGAGTTCTTGCCAGTTAGCTAGCGTTGAGTATGGAGATGCCTTTAGAATGAAGGACTTGTTTAAGTCCGTTCTAACGGCAACGTCACCTTCCTGTGCGTTTGATAAAGCGAGCATGGCAGTCTGACTTGAAACAACATAAGTATTTGTCATAGCAATCTTAGGAACAACACTATCTGCTAATTTTCCACTTGAATCAAGAATAGGAACATTCCCACTTCCTGTACCTGTGTTCTTTGTCGATGCTGTTCCTAGATTAAGTGCAGTAATTTTTGTATCAATCTGATCATTAACCTTGGATACTCCAGGTATTTTTAAGTAATCTGATTCAGCTAACGGTACAGACACACTTGCCACCTTATCTGCTTTTGCTATATATAAATGTTCTCCACTAAAATCAACTTGTGGTTCCCCAGCTTTGACAGTTCCAGTTGTTCCAGTTAATGGTCCTGTTCCTGCAGTCGTTCTTCTTTTTATCTGAATTGTAGCCATTTAAATTCCTCCTATTTTTTCATAAACACACTGGTTATATTGTGCGTAGTGTTTCCAGTCGTTAGTGTGACAATCCCATTCTCATACATAACACTTAATGAATAATCACTTGAAGCATAGCGGTATGAGATGGATGTATTTGATCCAACAAATAAAAACATTTGTTCTCCAGGAAACGTTACTACTGTGTGATTATTAATTGTTACATAAAGAATCGATTCTCTAAGTTCTACTGAGTTCGTTCCTGAAAAGCGATAAGTACCTCCAGTAACCAATGTTAAGGATTGTCTTACCGGCAAATAATGATCGAATATTTCATCATCAAGAGCATCTACTCTACCTTTGTCATTACTAATCAATTTTCTTGAATAACTCGTCAGTGTCACAGATGTAGTTGTCTTTGTATAAGCACATAAAACAAGCTCATAAAGTCCATCTGTTATCAAAAGGTTTGTTACTGTTAATGATGGATAACTTCCAGTCTGCTCTTTTAAATATAAACTAACTGAATTATCAGATGTATTGACTCCTAAAACTACATATCCATATTTACTGGAATCAGGTGTCACTCCAATAGTTGTTTGATTTTCTATATAAATAATTCGTCCATAAACAGAAACATACCCATCACTAAATGTAATGGTATTGTTTGCTAAAGTAAAACTTACATCATTCTTTAATCCTTTCAATATTCCCACATCACTTGAAAATAGGAAATGGTATAAATCGGAATCTATTTTTGAAGTAACATTTCCGCCTTCAAATGTTATTTTTTGTAATCCCATCAGAACTCACCTCCATCAATATCTGTATTGGTTATTGTGATGTTGCTTGTTGAACTGCTACCAGTATTCTTACTCAGTAGTTGTATTTTTTCTGTTAATTTCACTCGATACTCTCCTAACGTAATCGTTGCATAATTCATTGAATCTTTGAATGTAATACCAGTAATTATTGATTCATATGTTTTTTTATTATGAATAAAAGACACATAGTCTCCTATATAGATATTGGTAAATGGTATAAATATTTTATTCTTCATATCAATCATAAATGTGATATTGTGATCAAGTTTAGAAGTTACCATTTCACTTCTTGCTTTGGTTTCCAATGTTTCATAATCATTATCAGTATAGATATAACTCTTGGCCATGACGCTTGTGTATCTATTAGATGATGTGCTATCTTCTGATATTTCACCTGTAGTTAATAAATAATATGTTTTGATTGTGTGAAAAATTTGATTATCGCTTCTTGGATAGAACACTACTTTATTGACAAGTTGACTGGTTGAATCATTCGTTTCAACATTTAGAATAGATGAAAAATCACTCTTGATTATCATTCCTTGATTGACACTTACAATTTTGAATGTAATCCCAGTTATACGTCCTCTAATATAAGTAACATCAGTATCAAAACTAAGGCCATATCCTTTAGAAACAAGTTCAAAAATCTTTGACATATTGATGATGTTATCCGATTCAAAACTTAAACTTCCAGAAACACTCGTTTCTTTGCTTATCGTTAAATAAGATAGATTTTGTTTTAGGTCTGAATTGTTCTTGAAATAGTCTGTGATTATTTGATATAGGTAATCCGCAAGGTCACCAGTAAAACTAGTTGCTGGAATATCCAAATTAAAAATCTCCCGAAAATCGAGAGATTTAATGTTAGTTGTGTAATCATCATTTAGTTCAATGCTTTCAAGAATACCAATATAAGAATAAATATCACTTTTAAGAATAACAATATCACCAATGGTGCAGTTAATGTTTGTTTTATTGACTTTAAATGTTGATCTCTTTATGAGTACCATATCGAGTGTGAGCTCAAATTGGCTACTGACATATGCATTATCTTTGTACTGCAGAGTGCTACGGTCTAAGAATAATAGTTTCATATCCTATATTCCTAAATAGCCTTCTAGAACAGTTACACGACAAATAGACTCAGTTGCTACTCCAGGTTTAAACTCAATCTCGTAATCTCCATGTTCCAAAAAGATAAAGTTGTCTACTTCAAAATCCTGTAAACCGTATATGTCTGTAACAACTCCTGATTCATCCATCACCATTTCTTGCTTACTTGGAATAGAGTTGATGGTAATGGTTATATTTTCTGCAGTTAAATATAAACGTAATGTAGATACCACTTCTCCATTCTTCTTAATTAAAAGTTCAGGATCAATTACACTACCAATCATTTCGATTACTACCGGTGCATCATTTAAACCTTCATTTCTAACAAATGCCTTCCCTTCGTATGAACTTGAATAATAGTATGGATAACTATAAGGATATACTTTACCACTTGATGAACCATTAGCAATAATCTCATATGATTTTTCCTTTAACCACAAAGATAGTTTTTTGAATACAACGTTACTTTGAATCGTATTAGCTACAAGTTCTGCTTTTGATAAATTAGCAATATCAACATAACAGTACGCTTTGAATGCGTCATTCTCATAGTGTAGTTTATATTCTTTATTGCTTTTACTGATGTAATCCACAAAGGATTTATACCCTTGATATCCTTTCAGAAAGATTAATGTTTCAGAAATTTCTGATAAAGGAATATTATATTCCGAACGAGAATAAAATCGGCTATATTCTAAGTACTTCATATCTAAAGAAAACCCAAGACCACTAACTTGAGAGATAATGGTCTGATTTTTATGATTAAAGTAATAGATATCACCGTATTCATTTTCTAAATAAAATTGTCTAATCATATCACGCTACCTCCTAATGCCTTATTGATGGAATCCACATCAAAGGTCGGTGACGTTGTATTTATTGTGATATTATTTGTATTACTAGTTGATGAGTTAGAGTTTGAGTTATTTACCGTACTAGATCCTTTTAAATTAAATGTATCAGAAAAGAAATCTCCAATACCTCCAAAGAATCCACTCACTTTATCTGCTGCATTCGATGCAAAATCACTAATACCATCTGTTACTTTGTTTGCGATGTTTGAAATCCCTTCAGTAACACTTGAAAAAGTATCTTTTACTTTACCTCCAAAGTCTCCGATTTTAGAAGGCAAGTCACTAATCCACTCGAATATCTTCTGGATAAATTCAACAATCTTCTGTACAACATTTAGGACTGGCTCTAGTACTGTTTTGAGGACATTGATAGCCGGAACCAATATAGCATTTAACACTTCACCAACAACAGTTATAAGTGGTGCTAATAATCCTAGTATCTCAGCAAACATCTGTATTTGAGTAATGAGTGGCATTAAAATTACATCTAGGATTGGAACAAGCAAATCGACTAGCATGACAACCAAATCAATAATCACATCTAGGATTGGTTGTAGAGCCGTCATGAGACTATCAACAATAGCTAAGATAGGTGGAAGTAACTGCATGAACGTTTCCATGAGTCTACCAAGTAGAGCTTTGAATTCTTCACTTTGAAATAATGCCATCGCTAGAATAGCAATTAGAGCACCTATACCAAGTGTAGCAGCATTTATACCAACTCCAGCAAATATTCCAGATGTTCCTACTGCTTTTAGTGCCATAGATCCAGCATTTAAGAGTGGTCCTACTTTTCCTACCACTGACAATACTGGTCCTATTGCGGCTACGAGTCCAGTTAAGGTTGCAATGATTTTTTTGGTTCCTGAATCCATGTTATTCCACTTATCAATCCATTCTTTTAATGTAGGAATCACATTATCTCTAACTTTGATAATAAGTTCTTGAATAACTGGTAAAAGCGTACTTGCTAAATCGACACCTAAACTAGACACCGCTTGTTTAGTTCGATCAAGTGCATCAGTAAATTCTCCTGCTTGTGCTGCTTGTTCATTCGTAACAATACCTAGTTTTCTTGCTTCATCTCGAAGTCCATTAATAGCTTCTGTTTCACTTGAAAGAATTGGTAATACTTCAGTACCAATTTTCTCACCGAAGAATTCGTTGGCTACACCAACACGTATCGATTCATCCGCTACATTTCCTAAAGCATTTCTAATAAGTTCGAATGTTTCATCAGCATTCTTCCCTTTCAAGTCATCAACCGTCAGACCAATCAATGCCAAACTATCAGCAACCTTATCGCCATTCCCAGTAGCAATATCTCCAAGGATACCATTGACTTTCATGAAAGCTTTAGACATGGATTCTGTTGAAGTTCCCATGATGGTTGCGACATGGTTCCACTCCTGGAACTGTTCAGCAGATAAACCTAGCTTTTGTGCTGTATCGCCAATCTCATCAGCGGTATAAGCCGTTTTTATGGAAAATGCAGTTAAAGCAGAAACGGCACCTAAAATAGGTACCGTTACACTTTTCGTTAATGTTGAACCAAGCTTACCAATCTTCTCGAAGTTAGCATTGCTTAATTGTTTGATTTTATCTGATGTTTTTTCTAACTGTCCATTCATCTTAGCAATCTCAGCTTCAGTGTATTGGACATTTCGTTTTAATTTACCAAATTCTTCTTGACTCATATCACCAACTTGAACAGCCTTTTTAGCATGCTCTAGTTCCTGGTTTTGAGTTTCCAGTTTTTTCTTGGTTTGAACCAAGATATCATTTAGTTTAGTTTGTTTTTGTTTCCATAAATCTAGGTTCGTACTATCGTAACGAAGGTTTGTATTAATCGCACGTAGATCTTTATTTTGTTCTTTCAAATCTTTCTTGATTCCGTTTAGTTCATTTTCTAAATCTTTACCATCAAGAGTTAGTTTGATATTTAATCCTTTAACAGTCTCTGCCATTAATATTCACCTCTTTTTAGCTAAAAGAAAACACCTATGTTAATAATAAACATAAGTGTATCAATGTTGGGTTTCACTGGGGTTATTCTCTATTTTTACCGTGCTGCCATTACACCAATTCCCCAGAAGCTCCTCCAGTGAAATAAATTGTAACCAAAACAAGAATCATTCTAATTACCTCCTTAAGAGTAAAAGTAATGCTAATAGTGAACTCTATTCGTGGGATGGGGAATGTCAGAATCGAACTGACACTTGGAGCTAGTTTTTATATTTACATTATACCACATACATTTTCATGTTTAAAAACATTTTCACAATAAGAATTTATCTATATCTTTTTGCGTAGCTGTTTTGATAGATTGTTTCCCATTGATCACATTCATTTCAAGCTCTACAATCTCAAAATAGGTATCTAAATCAAATGTCTTTGTATCTTCAACTGAAATACCTAAATGACCTAGATTAAAAATGATATTAGCCGTTATATTTACATCATCATTTCTTTGTGGGTGGCTTGGGTGCGGTTCCTTTTTGAAACGTTCCGAGCATTTCACCTATCGTATTCGTCAGATTTTCAAGTTCATTATGATTACTTAAAATAGAAAAGTCCAATGACATCAAAAAGTCGTTGTATGATTGTTTACTGAAAGGACGATGTAACACATAAATGATTCGGAAGATAGTGTCTATCACAGTTGATAGATCATCTTCTTTTTTAATATTTGATTTTTCTAGCTTCTTGATATCACTAAATAATTCCGTTGAGAATACATTACGATAATCAATAATTGTAAATAATGATGAATGAAGGCGATAATCCTTATCGCCAAGTTTAAGTGTTTTTTCCATGTTAGATTATCTCCTTAAATAAATGTTGGTAATGCTGGTGCTGTAGATAGGAATGCTGCATAGTTTGTATCTCCCACCCCTGCGATTACTCTTAAAATTAAATTGTTTCCAGATTCAATAGGTCTAGCTGTAATGTTCAATGTGATTGAATTTGCTTCAATAGAATCTGCTTTTGATTTACTAGCATCACCTGATGGAGTAGCTGTACATAAGAAATACCATATACGTCTTGCTTTGATATCTCCCTGAATCTCATATCCTAAAGCAAATGTCTTTGTTTCGCTATTTACTACTTCTACTAGGTTTCCATTTGTATCTTCCAAAACCCCAAATATATCCTTTTTGAATATCTCATCAATCTCTGTGAACTTCAGTGTGACAGTTGTTCCAGAATTGGATACTAGGGTTGCTATTACTTTGTCATCCGCATATACTTGCGTACTTCCACCAATAGCTTCAGTTGTGATTTCTTGCGCTCCTTCTAAACGTTTAGGAGATGAAAAGGTCCAACTTCCATCTTCAGCTTGGGTAGCAAGTGCATAGTGTACGTTTGTTAAACCAAATGTTACTTTATTACTCATTTAAAATACCTCCTGTTTGATTTCATATACTCTATTGACTGAACCATCTTCGTTGATGAATTCAGATAATAATTCAAATTCATAACCCATAAAATATAGGGCTGCTTCTAATTGTTCTTCTATTGATAGACTTTTCTTTTCAGTAATCAGGTTTACTTGAAAGGTCACAACTTTTGCGATTACTTTATCATCTGCATAAACAATAGAACGATTACTTAATTCTTGATAAATGATATAGTTTGGATCATCTTCTAATCCTTCTCTGGTTCCATAGGATACCTTACTAGGTAATACAGAATTAAGAGTATTAAATAAGTTTTCGAGTTTTTCCTGCATTAGTCATCACCTTTTTCAATAATCAATTTGATGTCTTCTAGCATCTTTGGCGTTAGTAAATCATAGGCTGGACGCAAGAAAGGTCTAGGTCCTACGAACTTACCACTACGATGTGTAAAACCAAATTCAAGCAAGTGTGTCAATTTCCCTTTTTCATTTGAGAAGATTACAATCGTCTTATTGATGCCATTTCCTTGCGGCTCTGCTATAAACGAATCAGCGAATGGATTAGTTCCGCCACTTCTAGGTGCACGTGTACTGATATACTTCACGATTTCCTGTGCTGTTTCATCGAGTTTCTTTTCAAGTTTCACAATAATATCTTGAGCATAATCATCCACCATATTAGAAATTGCTACTCCTAACTCATCAAGCGTAACCAATGATATCACTCTTTCTTATCTTTGTTCTACTCAGGTAAAGTTCAATAAACTGTCCAATTTGATACGTTCGTTCTATCTTATAAATAACTCCTGCAATATCAGCGTACTTGCTACTGTCGTATAAGAAACTTTGTATTTTGAGTGCGATATCAATTCTTATATCTGATCGTTTGCTTTCATAATATTCATTTGATGTAATACTAAAATTGATACCTACCACTTCCTTTGAATTCTGAAGTTGATAGGTTGAAGAACCAATAGAATTTTGAATTAAATCCATGGTTAGCAATTTTATGGATATATTGGGTGAATTAGGATACATTTTCTGAAACTCCTTGTGTCAGTGCAATCTGTCCTACCAACATATCAAATGTTTTTGGTAGTTCTTTTGCACTCCCATCATTCTTGAAGCCAAAAAATGTCTTCACATAAATAATAATCACTGTACTAACCATTGGATTTGATTCGTCATTTATATAAGAAGGATCAATCCCACAGCTCGTCAAGTATGCCTTGCAGCTACCTATGTGAGTGTTCAACTCATCATCAGCAAATGATTCTGATAAAGGTATGAGTAGTGCTTTTTTTACAATGTCTAGTATCACCATGAGATCAATCCTTTCTTAAACCGTTATTTTGCTTTAGCTATTATGCTGCAGCTTTCTTTTTGATGCGTAGGAATCCGTTATAACCGACTACGTTACCACCAGTAAAAACCGATGCTTTGTAGCTGATGATTCCATCTTTAAATTTGTAATCAGTAGACTTACCAATTTCAACTGGTGAGAATACTGGAACTTCATAGTTCTTAAGCGCACCATAAGCAATACCATATTCACCAGCAACTGTATTACTATCTGAAATAGCTTTACAATGCGAATTAATGATATATGGAATACCATCAATGGTTTTATTGACATAATCGATCGTATGTACTTTTCGACCTTCTTGAGTCTTAAGTCCTGCAAATGCTCTTAAGTCATTCTTATTCAAAATAAGAACTGCACCACCTTCGATTTCTTCATCCCCACCATAGGCAAACACAATATCGTCAAGTGTTTGATCAGTGATTGCTTCAATTTCAAGTGCTGCTTTATCTGCAAGTGCAACTGCTGCATCACTAAAGATACCAGTAAATGTGTTTGTTGTTCCTGCACCACGCAAGATTTGTTCACTGATTTTCTTTTTCAATGAGATGTTGATGTTACGTAACACTTCTGCTTGATAAGGAATAGATGGTAGTTTTTCAAGTTCTTCTGTAATTTCTGTATAAGCAGTAATCTTCACTTTTGAAATAGTCAAATAACCAAACGCTGGTTCTGTTTCACTATAAGGTTGTCCCTCAAGGGTAGTACCAGCAATACCATTGTTCTTAACAAATGATTTCTTGTATGTTTCTCCACCATTTAGATTGATGACATTTACACGATCAACAAGAGTTGATACTTGAGCAAATGGAACCGGTGCTAATCCTGATGCTGTATGATCAGGTAACAAAATCTCTTCACTTGAAACTTGGATAACACGACTTTCACGTAAACTAGCTCCACGTTGTTCCAATTTTTCTTTATCAATCTTAGTTCGGTTATCGATAACAATTGGTTTGATTTCAGTTTTACTTGCAATCGCCATTTTCTTATCAATAACACTTCTTTCTTCTTGAAGCTCAGTCGTTTCAGTTTCGAATGCTTCTAGTTTTGTAATATCTGTTTCATTATCGACAAGACCTCTAATTTCAGTCAGTCTTGACTCGATTTCTTTTCGTCTAAGTTCTAAATTCATAATTTTTTCTCCTTTTAGATTTGTGATTTGATTTTAATGCGTTTTTTGATAATACTTGATTTTTGTTCCTGCTCTACTAACTCCATAGCCTTTAGTTCTAACTCCATAGATTCTAAAGAACGAGCATATATAGAAGTTGCATCATATGCTG